ATGTAATTCTCTCCGTAGGGGTGGGCGGCATGATTTCGTAGGTAAAGGTGAGGTGTCCGTTGGCAAGCTGGTCAGGTGGGTTTTTGTCTTTCAAGAAGTAGCATTTTCCGTCTACGAGGGCGCCTCTTCCTATCAGCGTCCTGATGAAGGCATTAACCATGCTTAGCACGCCGTCTACTGCTACTGTTATTGGCTTGTCTAAAAACTGCAAAGTTGCATACTCAATGCTTTCTGCGATGATGTCTGCGGTTCTGCGGACTGATATAAAGTTTTTCGGGTCGGATTTGGTAGGCCATGCTGCGCTTCTGTTTCCCCAGACTCTGTAGCCTGTTCCAAAGCTATTAAAGACAGTTACTATTCCGTTTTCGTTCAAGATGTTTGCTTCAGTGTTTGGGTCGTTTATGGCACAGGTTATAGGTCTTTCTACTCCGATGATACCAAGTATTTCATGGTTTGATGGACTATACCAATAACCTTCTTCGTGGTCTACTTTGGCAATAACTCCTGCAAGTCTCTGAGAGAATGGTTCAAGGCGTTCGGAGTTAGTGGCTGGGTCGTAAACTTTTAAGTGGGGATAACAGATTACAGCTCTGTATGAAGATGTGTTCAGCTGTCCTCCTGCTCCACGAGCATTAATAACCTGTTGGACAGTCAAGCCCGCTGGTGCGTCAATCAAAGCTAAGGCTCTTATGTTTTCTGCCACCGCTATCATCTCTGCCATTACAGATGGGCTCTGGCTGTAAACTGGAGCGAGTAGTAATTTTGCAGTAAAGCCAAAGCGAGAGTATAGCTCTTCTGCTATCTTTAGACCGGTTCGTTTGCCAGTTGTGGAATCAAAAGTTCCTATAACGTCTGCCGAAGTGACAGTGGAAGGATCTGGTTGATTATCAACTTTATGTACTCTCGGGTCAAAGACGTTGACTACTATAATCGTTGAACCGGAATTGTCAAAAATGGCATCAAGGGCGTAAGGGATGGTGTATCCGGGCGTTGCATCTCCGAAATACTTTATGCCGTCTTCTCTCCTTAGTATGAGTATTGGATTATTCACGGTGTGTTCATACCAGTCTGACTCTGAAACCCCTGGTGTTTTCGTCAGATGCACTGGTGCAGTTCCTACGAGGAAAATCACTGCAGACTTTACTTCTCTAACTGGGACTGGACCTTTCGTAATTTCTATAGTTTCTACACCGTGAAGGTAGTTAGCTGGCATCGCTTACCTCCTTTTTGGTTTTTCTTGTTTCAATTGGCTCAAGATATTTAAGCTTTACGTATGTCTCAACGATGTCTGCGTCCGGGAGTTCAACTTCTTGATTTGGGAATAAAAAATACTCTTTTGAGTTGATGACTACTACTGTTGGATAGGTCAGCTTTACTTTATATCTCATGACGAGACCTCCATGATTTCTTCATCATCAACTCTGTTTTCATAAGTAATGCGTCTTGTAAGAGGTTCTTCTTCTTCTGTTGGGACTACGTATCTGAGCTCTGCTTTGCAGGAAATTCTCCATGCAAACTCTCCACTTTCGTTGTAAAAAAGCTCTATTTCTTGAGGCTCTAAGTTGAATTGTGTTTTATTGACGAGGGCTTTTAGTGTGTTTTCTACGAGTGTGTAAGCATTTTGGACTTTTCCTTGTAAGCTTCTAAAGAACACGAATACTGAAAAATCAGCAACAACTATAAAAGCGTGAGAAGATATCGGAGTAAAGTTGAGTTTCTCTATCACTACTCTTGCGCTTGGTGTAAGTTTTGGTGTGCTGAAAAGTTGTTCTGGTTTGTCTGAGAATGGAAAAGCTTTTATGTTTGCGCTTTCTATTGCTTCAATTATCTGTGTTTCAAGTTCAGTCAGCATTTAAGACCTCCTCCAGAGTAGCTTTAAATATCGTCTGTGCGTAGTTTTTCTCAATAAACCTGTCTACTACAGGTTTCATAAACGGTCTTGCTGGCATTTTGCGTGTTCCAAACTCGTGATAGATGGCGTATTTAACTGGAGTTCCAACAATTGCTTGGTAGCCATCCACAATGTAAGTGAAGGATTGAGCAAGAGTAGTGGTCCTGTGTAGTTTCTTCTCAGAGAAGCCCTTTCTAACCTTCTGTCTTAAATACTGCTCTTTTAGAGGAGTCCATTCTATATTGTGCGACCTACCTTCTGTTTTAAAGATGGTGCTTAAGTCCGTTTGAATTTTTTCAGCAGACTTTCTTAGGGCAAGATCTATCGCTTTTTGCAATTTTGCATCCAGGTTTTCAATAAACCTTTTCAGCTTTTCTAAATCCATAACAAAGCTCCTTTTGGGGCAAGCTGTAAAAGCCTTTCTGCTTCCGCAATCAGGTTCTTGGCGTTCATTACTTGATGGTTTTCAGCCTTTCTCCAATAAAGATTGATCTGGGATGACAGTTCAGCTGTAGCAAGAAGTATGAGAGCTTTTCGCACTTCTGGAGTATCCGTTAAGCTTTCAGTGTTTAAAAGTCTTTTTGCTCTATTTACAGCAAGGTCTATGCAATTTTGCAAAATCTCATCTGGGAGTTCATTGTCGTTTATAAAGTTTCTAAGCTCTTGCACGCTTATCATTTAGTCTTCTCCTTTTTTTGTTTTTCCTCCTTAACTTCTGTTGCGTATCCAGCTTGGATTAAGATCCTTGCTTTATCTTCGTCAATCTCGTGTATGCCCGGCTCAAATACAAACTGTCTTCCGTTGACAAAAAGCTTTGCACTTTCTTTAACTGCTATCCTCATGTCAGTTGCTCTCTATTCTTACTATTGCAGGCTCATACAGTCTCTTGCAAGCAAAGAATGCTCTCCAGCCAACCGTTTTCACTCTGCCGAGTTTGTCAAGGTTGGTAAACGTTGTCTGCAGGGTGTTTCCGTCTATATCAACTATGCCGTATGCGTTTTGCCCAAAAACAAGCGTTATATAGACATCTCCTGTTGAGTTTTGAACGATAGGAAGGGCCGTAGTTGTGATAAACTTTACTCCTGCAAAAGCTCCAACGACTCCTTTTTCAAGATAGTCTTTTGACGCAACAGCAAGAGTAATAAGCTCACTATCCGTGAAGAGGTCAAGCAGTTTATCTGGATGAATGATGCAGACATAGTAGCCGTCGGCAAACTTTGGGATGTTTTCTCTTTCAAGAAGATTTACAGCTTTTCTGATTTCGGCTTTTGTAAGTGTCTTTGTGCCATCAAGCGCATCTCTATTTGCCACACCACCTGCATACAAAACATTGGTTCCCGACACAAGCTCATTCATAGCTACTCTGTCTAATGTTTGCTGTGCATTGTATGCGAGTAGGTCAACCGCATTGTCTAAGATTGGCACAAAGCTTGTGATGTCGGTAAAGTCGTCAAGGTCAATGTAGTTGCCGTATTCTTCTACGTTTACGCTTACTTGTCTGGTGCTGATAGATGCTCCAGAGGTAGGTGTCGGTTGGAATGTGATCGGCGTTGTGTTAACAGGCAAAGGCTCAAAGGCAGTAAAGACTGCAGTTCTTCCTGAATTTCGGGGCAGGCTAAACTTTTGTCCGTAATTCAAGGACACAAGGTTTTCTTTTACGTAAGCTAAGAGCTTGCGCTCATAATACTGAGGGAAAAGCTCGGGGTTTGTAGTTCCTGTGATTGGCATCGTTTATACCTCCTGTTTCAGTTTTTCGCTAAGTTTTACGAGCTCAGCGTAGCTCATTTGTTCTAAAGGCTTTTCTTGCTCAAAGGCTTGTTTTGACGAGGGCTTATAGGCTTGTTTTGCCTTCTCTGAGTATTCTTCTACTATCTCTTTGAGTGTTTCCACGTCTGCCTTTTCAATGAGTTTTAGGACTGGGCTTTTTTCTCCTTCAACAAGGCGGACAAGCTTTACAGCTTCTTTTTGTAGATACTCTTGATACTTTTTGCCAATCTCTGCCAGTTCTTTTAGCTCCCTATTTTCCTTCTCAAGTGCAGAAAGTTTTACCTGCAATGCTTCGAGAGCAGAGATTAGCTCTTCTTTGCTTAACAGCTCAAGGTTTTCAAGCTTTTCCATGTTAAACCTCCTTTTTACAGTGTTTTTCGTAGAGCATTTTCGCTCTTGCTAAAATTCTTTCGTGTCCGTGAAGTGCTGCTAAGCTCATCGCAGCTTTAAGCCTATCGCACGAGATTTCTCCTTCCCAAGTGCGGTAGGGATATTTTCTGTTAGCTGGGTCCAAGAAGTAGTCCTTCGGTGCTTTCTCTCTTAGCTCCTTGTCATCCCACCAATTTGACACCCCAAGCTTTTCTGCTTCTGCAGAGTTTAAAACCCTTGCGTTTTTGTCTGCCCCCTCGAAGACCAAGGAAAGTTCTTTGAACTCTAAGTCTTTGACTATGTATTTTCCGTTTTCTTTTTCTGTCTGGACTGTAAGCCCTGCGGATACTGCTTTGACGGGTGACGGCGTCATCTGTAGCAGTGCTATTAGCTTTTCGTTGCCTCTCTTCGGTATGCGCACTTTTGCAAACACCTTCCCGTCTTCATACCAAGCCTTGACCACTACTCCCACCATGCTTTCTACTTCCCATTTATGATCCAATAGAACCGGTTTTCCTTCTAAAGTAGCTGCTTTTTCTTGGAGAACTGTTTCTGGAAAACATAGTTTGCCGTAAGCTCTCTCAATACAACTTGAAGACAAAGCTATCACGTCAAACTCAACACAACAGTCTAAATCTTCAAAGTTAGACAGCTTCAGACCGCCGCTTAATAAGATCATTGACAAATAAAATGACGGAACGTGGCGAGTAGTTCAAGCAAAGATTTCACATTAGGATGAGAGCTTTCCGAGATTTTTTAGGTGTTCTCTGTAGATATCTTTTAAGTGGTCTGGGAGAAGTTCAAAAGGATATTCACCATAATGGATGTCATTTAGAAAATACCACCACCATGTAGGTTCTGGTTGGTATCCGATGTCTGATTTATCTAACTTGGCAGCGTTTAATTTAATTGCAAGTTTAAGGATTTTTTTGTCTGCCTCTATGACTCTTGGGTCGTTGTCTAAGCCAAGTTTGTGGATAATTTCTCTGGTGTAAAGCTCGGCTGGAGCCATCCAGTGGTCTTTCAGGTAAAATTCAAACTCTTTTGGGTCGGTGTATAACTGCCAATTTTCAATTTCAATTTCTGGATCATAGTAATCTGATGGTAGCGATTGCCCTTTTTTTTGCATCATTTTGAAACCTTTCCTCAATTGAATTATAAGTCTCGTCTAATAGACGGCAAGTTTTTATTCCTAAAAAGTCATCACTTGAAACGACTATTTTCCTGCCTTTTACAAAGATATAATCTGTCTCGTATTTGTCTGTCTTAGGGTCAAGTGTTCTTTGAATGAACACCTTATCTGGGTTTTTGATTATCTCATAGGTCAGTCTTTCGTATTCTTCAGGCGTATTCACTATAAGAGCTTTTGCGTGCTTTCTAAAGTGCCTCCAAAACCTTGATTTTTTCATTTCTTTTTCGTTCTTCCAACGTTCATATCCCCCCTCAGACTTTCTCCTCCAATCGCTTCCTAAATGGGCTTTAATTTTTTCTGCTATCTCTCGTGGAGATAATGCTTTAAGCTCTGACTCAAGCTGTGCAAACAAAGGTTCGCTTTCGGGTGTTGATGGATGAGCCCTCTCAACTACTATCGGATAGGGCTCTTCTATCTCCTCTAAGTATGCGACGATCCGGCATCTGCAAAAGGGGTGTGCGGGGGGCATCTTAGAGGGCAGTCGTGAGCTTGGAGTGGCTTTCAGTTTTTCTAAAGGCATTGTGGTAAGAAATGGCTTTACTTGTGGTAAGGCTGACGGATCGGTTTCTATCAGCTCAAGCGTTCTTATAGCTTCTCCTGTATCAAAAATTCTTCCGTCCATAGACCTGCAGTAAGGACAGGTTAGCCTATCTCCTACCGCATCCCAGCGATACTGCCTTACCTTTGCCTTTTGAATTGCCCGCAATCTTGCAGAATTGCGAAGATGATTAACAGAAGTGTCTATTATCTGCCTTGCCTTGTTTTCTGTTCTTTGCTTGAGATAATCTCCAAACTTGTCAAGAAACTCTTTAATGCCTTTTTGCCCCCTGCCAATTGGATTTCCCTCTTCCAGATAATACTTGCTCATCCACTTCACTACATCAAGTCTTAGCTGTTTGTCTCCTTGAAAGAACTTGCCGCAATAAAAATCGTGCAAGTTCTTTGCATACTCTATAGTTCTTAGGTCCTGTATCGTTAGTTCTGGCTTTATCGGAAGCTCCATATCTTGCTGTGTTTTCTCGTAGATTTTTTTAAGCTCTTCAAAGATTAGCTCCTTAGTGTTTTCTGATAGTCTGACGTGTTTTTCTAAAGCTACAATGACAAAGCGTGTCAAGTCGTTAAAGGATATAAAATATCGGGCATACTGGAAGACTTCTTGTAGTGCAGACTCTACCTTTCGCAAAAGTTCAGGCAAAATTTTCCGTAAAAGCCTATCTACGTATTCGTTTCCTTCCGTGTCCCAATCCCACTCACTCATAGCCTAACTCTTTCTTTGCAGTCTCTAAGTCAATTATTCCTGCCTGCAACATTGCAATAACTCGCTCAGCCTCTTTAAGCTTTGCCTCTGCGGTTCGTTGCGGATTGAAATCTGGAAGTGGATTAAATATTACGTTTACGTCGTCTATGTCTAAGCCTCTTAACAGGCAGTGTAGCTTGTAGGTGTATTCTAAGAACCTTCTGATGAGCCTTTGTATGTTCTCAAGCTGTCTGCTAAAAACATGAAGAGCTACAGTTGCCCAAGTTTCCGTGTAGCCCGTTGAAAATCCAACAAGTGCGGGCTGAGTTTTAGCACCCTCTATAAGCCATTTTTCGGTTAGTTCTATGATTTCACGAATTCCAGATGCGTTCGGCGATATTTCTTTAAAGTTTGCTTCTGTCCCGTCAAAGTGTAAAAATATACCTTTATTCAGGTTCTCGGAGATTTGCTGGGCTACGTTTTCAAGATATTTTAAAGACCTCTCCTGATATTCCGTTTCCGTCTCGTTTGGAGCCTTTGGCAAGGGTGGAAACTTTACATCTAAAAAGCCTACCAAGCCAATCTTCTGAGCAAGCCCTTTCAATTCAGCTATTAGACTTTCAGTGGTTTCAACCACACTCAAGGCAGACAAAAACGGCGGAATTGCATACGGCGACCCTTCAAACGTGAGTAGAGGCAAATATTTATACGTTAGAGGATTGAGTTTCACTGGGTCCTTATCTATCCACTGATAGGGCTCAAACTCATCCGTCTCTTCGTTGTAGAGAAAGTAAATAGTGCTTGCTGGGACTAAAACGATTTTTTTGACCCCCTGCAAGTCTCCAGAAACTACGATCTCTGCTGAGATAGCTCCTGATATAGCTATCTGTGATGTGAGCAAATTGACAAGGTGGTCTGTGTTTAGCACAAAAGCAAGCTCTGAAAGTTCTTCTAAAGCTTTTTCTGCGTCTTTCCCTTCTACTTGCACATCATGTCCAGTGTTAGTGAGGGTTACAACAATGTTGTGGACTTGTGAAAGAATAGGATTAGCCATTACCGCCTTTTCTATCACCTTAAGCCATTCACGGGGGTGTCTTGTGTCAATGAACCGATATTTTTCTTCAAGTGTCTTTGGGACCAGTGCTTTGACAGGCTCAACGGAAACCCTTGAGTGAGGGAGCGTCTTTTTTATGCCCTCTATGTCTTCCTTACCAAAGAGCCTTTTCAGCAATCGCTTGATATCCATAGCTCATTTTCCTCCGTTGCCCTGCCCAAAACACTGGCAGGTGTTCTTTGGCTTGTTCTTGGCTTGCAGCGTAGAGGGCAAGAGCTAAGCTCCAGAAGCGGTCTGCGTGGCTATCTGCGGTTTCTCCCTCGTAGCGCACGTTCCCTGCAGGAGTTAAGATTTTTTTCACAGAGTGCAAATCTTCAATAAGGTCTTTGTCTTTAGGAATGCTAATAAG